CAAAAGAAGGTCAAGGATACGACGATAGAGAAGATGAAAAGTTATCTATGAAGCATGGTAAAATAGCTTCTAAGAAACTTAATTCTACAAAATCACGTAGAGATGACGCTAAATTCGAAAAAGAAGAAACTAAAGAAGCTGCACGTACATATGGTTTCGGCTCTAAAGACGGATCAAGAGGTTTAAGAAAGGGTATCACTAATAACAGAAACTATGTTTATGGTAAAGGTGGTGTTCATACAGAATCTGTTGAAGAAGAAGTAAAACAATTAAGAGAGAAGAATGAAGAGTACAGAAAAGCACTTAACATTTTTAGATCTAAACTTAATGAAGTTGCAATATTCAATTCAAATTTAGCATACGCTACAAGATTATTTACAGAGCATTCAACAACTAAGAAAGAAAAGATTAACATCTTAAGAAGATTCGATGGAGTTGAAAGTTTAAAAGAATCTAAAAATCTATACAAAACTCTAAAAGATGAGTTAGGTCATGTTGAAACACCAAGTAAATCTATCAACGAATCTGTTGGTAAGATTGACAAAGTAGTTACTACAGGATCATCAGCTACTCTAATGGAGAATAAAACTTATGAGGCACCTCAATTCTTAAGAATTAAGGATCTTATGAGTAAAATAGGATAAATAAAAATAAAAAAAAACAAAACATACTAAAATGGGAGCATTATTAGAATCAGGTCTTGTTGGTAACATCGGTCTTAAGCACCTTAAAGTTATCAAAGAAGACACAATCAACAAATGGGACAAATTAGGCTTTTTAGAAGGTCTTAAAGGTCACCAAAAGGAAAACGTAGCTCAGTTATTTGAGAACCAAGCATCATATTTGATCAATGAGGCTGCAACAACAGACTCATCAGGTTCTTTCGAAACTGTAGTTTTCCCAATCGTTAGAAGAGTTTTCTCTAAATTATTAGCTAACGATATCGTATCAGTACAAGCAATGAACTTACCAATCGGTAAATTATTCTACTTTGTACCTCATATCCAAAGATATCAATCACCTGACGAGTTATTACCTCAAGATGGTGGAGATCACTACGCACCGTATGGTTCACCAAATGGTCCTGCATCTCAACAAGCTGGATATAACCAAAACGATAAAGATTTATATGACCTTTTCTACGAAGGTAACGAACCAGATTTGGATCCTCCAGGTCTTTTCGATTACTCTAAAGGTACTTTCTCTGCACAGACTTTCACAGCTTCAACTCAAGTTTGGGATTCAGCAGGTAACGCATTAATCCAATCAGGATATGGTGCAGGTACTTACAGAAAAGTTATCATGGCTTTATCTGGTTTCCAATCAGCAGGAGCTGGTCAATTGATCGGTCCTGATGGTAATGAAATGGATACTGAAGCTTTCTTAGCTTCATTACAAGTACAAAAAATCGCTAATCCAAACACAGGTAACGGATTTTCTGGTGTATCTTCACCAGTATTATTTAGAGTTGTAACTCAGGTTTATGGTAAGGGTATCGTTCAATACGGTGGTCAACAACAAACTGTCTTCCCGAATGGAGCTGGTAGTAACCCTGCAGGAAATGGTGGTTCTTATAATAATATTTGTGATGTAACAGGAGTTATCTATTTAGAGGCGGATCTTCAAGTTCCTTGTGAAGTTGGAGCGAACTCTTTAGATGGTTACTCAGGAACAACTACAGTTATTGATACAGCTTACAACCAAGCGTTCAAATGTAAGTACAGAGTGTACAAAGAAATGGAATTTGAAGACAGATTAGGTGAGGTTTCTTTTGACCTTCAAGCAGTAACAGTTTCTGTTACAGAAAGAAAGTTAAGAGCACAATGGTCACCTGAATTAGCTCAAGACGTTGCGGCATTCCACAACATCGATGCTGAAGCTGAATTAACAGCTTTATTATCTGAGCAAGTTGCAGCAGAAATCGACAGAGAAATCTTGAGAGATCTTAGAAAAGGTGCATCTTGGAACTTAAGATGGAACTACAACGGATGGAAGCAATTAGGTAACAACGCAGTTCCTTACACTCAAAAAGATTGGAACCAAACGTTGATTACAGCTATCAACCAAATTTCAGCTCAAATCCACAAATCTACTTTAAGAGGTGGAGCAAACTGGATCGTTGTATCTTCTGAAATCAGTGCTATTTTTGATGACTTGGAGTATTTCCACGTTTCAAACGCAGCTCCTGAGCAAGATCAATACAACATGGGTATTGAAAGAGTTGGTACTTTAGCTGGACGTTACCAAGTGTATAGAGATCCTTACTTCCCTGCTAACCAAGTGTTATTGGGTCACAAAGGAACTTCTTTACTTGACACAGGTTACATCTACGCACCATACGTACCTTTACAACTTACACCTACAATGTACAATCCGTTTAACTTCACTCCAATCAAAGGTATCATGACTAGATACGCTAAGAAGATGGTGAA